CCACCTTCACTGACCATTCCACTGTAGCCCCTTCTGATCCACATTCAGGAGCAAATTTAGATACAGAGTTTGTTGAGTTAAAGCAGAACTTAGATGACGTAAACACGAACCTCGCACTTCTCCAGAGGGATGACGGCAAGTTACTGAACACCGCAGTCCATAAGGATTCATTTGATCAAGATGCACTAGCCTTTATTGGAGCAACCGGGTCAGGATTCACTCCAAGGGGTACTTGGGTAACAGCAACAGCGTATGTTTCAGGGGATTTAGTAACGAACAATGCTGCCACTTACCTAACAGTTTCGACATCCCACACTTCCGGGTCTACCTTTGCAGGAGATTTAGCAACCCACTGGCAACTAATAGCAAACTCTGCAATTGAGACTACCTCTGCATCAATTGATATGCACAACGGAGATGGTTCCAACAAGGTTTTCACGACAACCTACACTTATACCGCAGTTGGAGACGTCCAAGTTTTTGTCAACGGGGCATTACAAGCTACAAACCTTTACACAGTTACCAATACAGGTGGCAACAACATAACTTTCACAGCAGCCTCATCTGCACCATCCACAGGAACGAACAACGTCATCATCTGGGGAGCAACAGTAGTAGCAGAGGCAGCAAAGGCAGGAGCATTAACATACAGTGCAACTGCAAACAACCATAAGACAACAGCAGATCGTTTTGCAAATTTAGTTACCGGGTCAGTCACAGATGCAGAGTCAGGAGCAACAGCCCAAGGATTTTCATCAAAGGCATACGCAATTGGTGGAACGGGAGTAACGGGTGTATCAACCCAAGGTTCAGCGAAGGATTGGGCAGTTGGAGCCGGGGGAGTTATGGCAACCCAACCAGATGCGGCAGAATACTCAGCCAAAGAATATGCAACAGGAACAACTGCTCCACTAGGTTCATCAAAGTCATGGGCAACCAAGGATACTTCGGCAGTTGCAAGTAGTCTATTTTCCGCAAAGGAATATGCATCGGGGTCTTCAGCCACAGGAGGAACGGCAAAAGAATGGGCCACAAATGCAGGAAGTGCAGAGGTTGATTCAGGTGCAGGATATTCTTCAAAAGCGTATGCACAGGACACAGGGAATGACATTGGTTCATCCAAGGATTGGGCAATATTAGGAACGCAAGTATCCTCTACAGATTACTCTTCCAAACAATATGCAGTAGGCACACCTCCAGATGGTTCTGCAAAAGAGTGGGCAAAAACTACAGGAGCAGTAGTAGCAGATTCAGAATACTCTGCTAAAGAATATGCTATCGGAACAACTGTAGCAGTAGGATCATCAAAAGATTGGGCAGTATTAGCAACAACTCCTTCTGGTACATCTACAGATGCTTCCTCAAAGGAATGGGCAACTGGAACATCTACACACAAGAATGATGGTTCAGCAAAGTCATGGGCTACAGTAACTGGGGCAGTAGTAACAGGTTCAGAATATTCGGCAAAAGAATATGCTCTTGGAACTACAGTAGCGGCAGGGTCAGCTAAAGATTGGGCAATCTTGGCAGAAGATTCTGTAGTAGATGGAGGATCAGGATATTCGGCCTTGCATCATTCAGCTAAATCAGCCGATTTTGCAACCGCTGCTTCCGCATCTGAGGTAGCCGCTAAAAATAGTGCTAATGCGATAGCAAGTACATTCGATTCCTTCGATGATACTTATCTTGGTACTATGAGTAATACATCTGCTCAAGGTACTAATCCTACCACTAATGGTACTTGGGCTAAGAATTCGTCTTCAATTACTGTAGCAAGTGGAGCTAATATAAAAATAGGTCAATTAGTAACTGGTACAGGAATGCCTACTGGAGCTAATGTATTATCTATATCTGGATCAGGGAGTAGCGAAACAGCGGTTATATCGGAAAATATGGTAGCGGCAGGAACAACTGTAGCTCTAACTTTTACCGGATATGGTGTCTATGGTACTTACAATGGGACTAAGGATGGGCCTACTACAGATAATGATAATGGGGCATTAGCAAATGGTATGCTGTACTTTAACAGCACCGATAACAACATGATGGTCTATAAGACCACAGGTGCAGCTTGGATTGCTGCTACGTCTTCAGGTGGTGTCTCTCTGGTAATGCATAAAGCAGTTGCTTCTGGTACACCAACTTCTTTTGTAGCTACTGACTTTACTCCCACACTAAGCTATGAAGTAGATAATATAGTTGTGTTTCTTAATGGAGTCAGGCTGGATGCAACAGATTATACTGCAACAACAGGTACTACGATTACTGGTTTAGTGGCATTAGCTAATTTAGACGAGATGACGATATTGGCATTCAAGACCTTTGAGGTTGCAGATGCAGTTAGTGCGGCTTCAGGTGGAACCTTTAGTGGAGCAGTTACATTTGGTGCAGGATTAGTAGCCAACACCGCAGATATTAATGGTGGAACTATTGATGGTGCAACGATTACAGGTAATATAGTTGGTAACGCATCTGGAACAGCCGCTACAGTAACAGGTAGTACTCAAGCAGCAATTACTACTACAGCTAATCTTGTTTCAGTAGGAGCATTAAATGTAGGTTCAATAACATCTGGATTTACTTCTATTGATGTAGGTGCTGGTGCAATTACAACAACTGGAGCATTAACTGGTGGTACGGCAACAGTCACAGGTCTTATAACAGCCAATGGTGGTCTTGAGACTGATACAAATTCAAAGATAAAACAAAAAGGAGCATTTATGCAAAGTTCAACACATCAATCATGGGTAATGGGAGGATAATATGGCAATAGCACGTGGAGCAGGAACAGAGATAATTCGGTCAGCAAGTTTTGAAAGTGTGAATACAGCAACAAAATTAATAATTGGTGTTCAACATCACATTTATACTGTTTTAAGTTTAACAGCTACTTGTATTGGACGGAATGCGTCAGAAAAAGGGTATATCATGCTTATTGGATGGGATGCAATGGGAGGATTGTCTGCAGGTGATCATTACATTTCCGATATTAATAATTCTATCAGAGAAACTTTTGTCTGGAATGACAAATTCAGTTTTAATGGATTTGAACCATTAGCAAGTGCAATGTCAGGTACATTAAGTACAGTCGCAGAACAAGATGCAATAGCAGATCAAGGTTCTGAGGTTTCTCAATATTTACAACTAACGACTGATAGTGGAAGCACTTGGTATGATGTTACTGTAACCTACATCGACCAGAATAACGCATAGGAGAAACCATGAGTGGAATAATTGATACAGTCGGAAGCAGGTCTGGTGTCATCGGCACAACTGAACTGGATTATGAGGAAGGGACTTTTACACCTGTGGTAGCAAGTTGGACTGCGAGTGTGAATTACGCTGCATATACGAAAATAGGACGAGTAGTTACTATAGAAATTCATATGGCAGGTACAGGTGGAACTGCTCCTTCAGCATACACAGCAGTGACAGGGCTACCATTTACTACAGGGCGAATAGGAGGACAAGCAACTCTTTCAGCTTTTATCGTGGATCAAAGCAATAGTTATAAAAGGTTTCCAGCTGCTGCATTAACACCTGGAAATGCTGCAAGTTGTACTTTTGATATATCCTTATTAGAAAACTATGAATCGTTCACTATGGCAAATAACGATCAATTACAAATCGGTGGAACATACTTGGTAAATATATGACATTAATTTTAAATAAAATAGAAGTAGTCACAGACTACAAACATCTCCAGATTCGTGAGATTACTGATTCAGGTGGATACCATCGCAGGGTGCTTACACCAGATCAAACTCTTGCAGATGACGAACACCAAGAGGTGAAGGACAAAGCAGAAGAGTTATGGACAGATGAAGTTAAATCTGCATGGACAACATTTCAAGCTGAACAAGAAGCATTAAATAATCCAGAATAAGGAGTAACCCATGAGCAGAGCAAGAGATAATGCCAATTTAGGCGCACAAGCAGGATCAGGATTAGATGCCTCCGACATAACAAGTGGAGCATTACCAGTTGGTGTTACAGGTGGATCAGGTTTGAATGCACTAAGTGCTAGTAATTTAAGTGCTGGAACAGTACCAGATGCTAGGTTTCCTGCAACCTTACCTGCGGCTAGTGGTACAAATCTTACTGCTGTACCTGCCGATGAATTATCTGGAACAATTACATCTGGTACACAAGATGCGATTACTAGGCTTGGAACTGTAACTACTGGCACAATAGGTGGTAGTTCTGTGGTTAATACCTCTGGAGCAATCACTACTACAGCAGTAGGTGGTTTTACTTCAGTAGGTATAGACGATAATGCTAATGCACTTGCGATGACTATTGATGCTAGTGAGAATGTGGGTATTGGTGTAACGGTTCCAGCGAGTCGCTTACACATATCAGGTTCTAATAATACATTATCATCTTTAACACTAACAAATACTGCTCCAGATCCCGATAATGTTTGGAGTTTTGTTCCAGTATATAATGTGGGCGATTTGGTTATTAGAGATGACGATGTAGATCGTATGAAAATTGACTCCTCTGGCGATGTAACAGTATCCACAGGTGATTTAATATTTGGAACTGCTGGCAAAGGAGTTGTTTTAGGTGCAACAACTAATGTTGATGCAAATACTCTGGATGACTATGAGGAGGGGACTTGGACACCAGTATGGTCTTCAGATAACGCTTCCGCTCTACCAACTACGAGTAGTATCAGCTCCAATGATGGACATTACACCAAAATTGGTCAGTGTGTAATCCTGCGTTGGTATTTATATGCTACGATTAATACCATAGGTAGTGGAAGTTTACTGGTAGGAGGTTTACCATTTGCTCCGGGTTGCAGCACCACTGTTGATAATCATGGTATGGGTGTTCATGTTTCGACATCATACCCTTATATTCCTAACGGAAGACATCCTAGAATATATTCATCACAATCTAAATTTGGTTGGCTTGGAAATACCAGTGCAGGAGCAGGTTGGGCTTGGGAAACTACCTCTGCTTTAGTTGCAACTAACGTATCAATGACAAATGGCACGTTAGTTTATTTTACACAATCATAAAAGAATAGGAAACAAAATGGCACTTACAAAAGAAGTAAAAATTGACAAGCTAGAAATAGTTGGAGACTACAAATCAGTTCAATGTAGAGAAGCAACAGTAGTCTCAGAGGATGGAGTTGAATTATCACGATCCTTCCATAGACACGTTCTGCATCCTGACTCAGATATTTCAGGAGAACCTCAGGAGACTCAGGATGTTTGCAATACCGTTTGGACTGATGAAGTTAAAGCGGCTTGGACTACATTTCAGGAAGCACAGGCAGTTCCAGAATAACGGACATAAGTGTCCGATTGAAGTCGGAATATTCGACCACAAACTACTGGGTAGTCAGTTGGGTATTCAGTTGGGTAGTCAGTTGGGTAGTCACAAAAAGTGGTAACATTTTGGTCACAAACAACCATGAAATATAGAAGTGTAACTCCGAAATTGCAAGGATGATGAATGAAATTAATAAAAAGATATTTACCGGGAATACTAATATTTCTATCAATTGCCTTGCTGGTGGGGGTTGTCTTCTTTTCTATGCCCCATCGCCCGAAAGCGGAGCCACCGAATTATGATCAGCACAATTATAATCGTCAATCACCGCACCAAGTGCAGGAAAAGTCGAATGTAAACACGGCACTAGATGATGTGATTAACCTTATTCTCAAGCAAGGTTTTGCAGGAGCAATAATTGTATGCTTGGGTTTCTGGACGTTTAGGGAAAGCAAATTGAACAGGGCCACCCAGAAGGAAAATTTCGATAAGTTCGTTGATATTTCAGCAGAGTGTTCTGGTCACATGGCAAGTGTGAGTGCAAGATTGGAGAACATAGAACGAGAAATTGAGTCAAGCAAACAAATTCAAATGCTTTCCAACAGGAATGGGTAGCATTAGACTTTTTTTGATAATCATTTTTTTGACCGGGTGTTCAAATAATACACCGGGTTTAGGACATTGGATCGATACATACCCTAGTAGCATATCTATTTGGCAGTGTGTCGAAACCTTTAAACCTCATAGTAACAAGGAGTGTTAATGCCATTTTTAGTTCCCCTCATTGGTGGAGTAGTGAAAACCATGTGTATGTCTATGCTGAGTGAAAAGTTGCTACAGCAAGTCATATTGATACTTTTGAAGAGGCTTGTTGAGTCTACGGAAAATAAAGTTGATGACTCGATTTTGGCAGCCTATGAAAAAAGCATCGCTTAATAGCACCAATAAGGTACTATTTTACTCCGCAGAACATTTTTTAAGATTTTAGCAGGATGGATAACTATGTTGGCGTGTAAGAATTTTACGGAAAAAGAACTTGCTTGCAATCATTGCGGGGAGAATAAATGTCAGGATGAGATGGTTACATTGCTCCAGAAGTTGAGGGACGATGTTGACTTTCCTATAAAGATTTCAAGCGGTTACAGATGCCCAGCTTGGAATAAATCTGTAGGGGGCCATCCTAATTCTTCGCACATGGAGGGGCTTGCAATTGATATTGCCTGTCGGGGCGAGAAGGCATTAATAATTGTGGAAGCCGCAATCCGGCTTGGTTTTGTTGGAGTCGGTATTAGCCAGAGAAAAGACAAGTTTGTCCATCTAGATTTAAAACGAACACCAACTCGCAGAATTTGGTCATACGCTTAATTAATTATGGAGATAACTCTTGAATTTGAAGATAGTGACATTATTGTTGGCTTTGAGCCTGAGTTTGCTGTTGCCAGCAACTGCACTGACATCGAAAAAGTTCAGTGGAACTTACAGAACGGAAACCATACGAGAATTGTGGCAAATGTGTTCCTTGAGCCAGAAGATGAACGGGGTAGCCCAGCATATATATTACCCGATATGTGACTGCATGGTCGATGTAATGAGGGAACACTACGACAACGCAACTGTTTTAAAAGATATGAAAAAAAATCAAGCAGATGAACTGGCAGCCCTCTTGAAATTATCTTGCAACAAGTGGAAGTTGAGGTAAGGGGATTAAAAACCTATCTGGTACGGACATTACTCAAGTACAAAACCAAGGATGGGTACAGGGGGTATATAGTAAAAGTGAGGGAGAAAGTTGGCATCACTAGATTGGAAAAAAACGAGCGAAGAACTAAGCAAAATTGAAGGTATTGACAGGCAACTTCAAGCGGCAAAACGGCAGAAGCTGGCACTTGAATGTAAGACAGAATTCCTCAAGTTTGTTAAGTTCACAATGCCAAAGGTTAATGATCCTAATAATATTGAGGAATCAGTATTCAAAGATGCCCGGCATCACCGGGCAATTGCTTTAGCATTAGAGAAGGTAGCGAAGGGTAAGATAAAGAGACTGATAGTAACGCTACCGCCAAGACATGGTAAATCGGAGATGATCAGCAGACGTTTCATCCCGTGGTTAATGGGCAAAGACCCCCACAAATCTATTATATTTGCAACGTACAATGAGGATTTTGCACAGGATTTTGGATCAGATTGCAGAGCAATTATGGAGACTCCGCAATTCAAGCAGGTTTTCCCTAACTTTAAGTTCCGTCAAGGCGGTGCTTCTAAAAGTAGGGTTCAGACTGATAATGGTGGTATGGCAGTGTTTGTTGGCAGGGGTGGTTCTATCACTGGGCGTGGTGGAGATATTCTCGTTGTTGATGACCCGATTAAAGACTCTGTGGAGGCAATGTCTCCCACGCTTAGAGAAAACCTTTGGAATTGGTTCACGCAAGTATTTATGACCCGTCTTATGACGGAGCGTTCAAAGGTGGTAATAGTAACAACTCGCTGGCATGAAGATGATTTAGTAGGAAGACTGACTGATCCAATGAATCCTCATTTTACTGAAGAGGAGTGTAGCAAATGGAAGATAATTAACTTGCCAGCATTTGCTGGGGATAGCGACCCTTTAAAACGAACTGAAGGGGAAGTTTTATGGCCCCAGAGGTTCAACAAGGATTTCTTAGAAGCACAGAGGAATCTCGACCCAAGGGGTTTTTCTGCATTATACCAGCAACAGCCAAGCCCAGAAGATGGAGATTTATTCCAGAGAGAAAACATACAGTATTATGAAAAAAGAAACCTTCCGGGGAGTTTAAGAATTTATGCTGCTTCTGATCACGCTGTTGGTATTGACAAGACAAGGCACGATTTAACCTGCCTTTTAGTTGTTGGCGTTGATGACAATGAAGATATTTATTTGGTTGACTGTTGGTGGGCAAGGCAACCTTCGGACGTAGTAGTTAAGGCAATGATAGAACTAATGAAACGCCACAAACCCTTGATTTGGTGGGCAGAAAAAGGGCATATTTCAAAAGCAATTGGGCCGTTCCTGAGAAAAAGAATGTATGAAACTTCCACCCATTGCAGGATAGAAGAAGTCACACCCGTTGCAAATAAAGTACAGCGGTCACAAAGCATAATTGGGCGAATGGCAATGAAGAAAGTATTTTTCCCCAAAGTAAGCCCTTGGAGTGGTAAGGCAGTGGATGAGGTATTAAAATTTCCAAATAGCCGCCACGATGATTTTGTTGACACTTTAGCATGGATTGGAATGGGATTAGGACAATTACATTCACCATCATCTCCAGCTAGGCAAAATCTTTTCCCAAAATCTGGGACACTTGCTTGGTGTAAATGGCAATCAGATATGGACAAAAGAAACTTAAAATCACTATCATCAGGTTTTTAAATGATTGAAATCGAACAGGCAATTGATCGAGGAGTTGTCGAAGAAGAAGACAAGGAACCAACGCTCCGTAGAGAAGCGTTAGTAAGTCTTTTAATTGACCGGGTGAAAGGTGCAAAAGAATACCATTCTAAAGCCTTTAAACAAATGAAGGTTGACATGGATGCTG